ATACCCTATACTAAACTGGCAGATATGGCCATTCTTATTTCAACAACAGAAAGCGTTCAAAAACGCATTTCAACGCTTAGACTACTTCGTGAAATAGGTTTCACTACACAGAATATTCATATTTGTATCTCAGATAGACATAAAAATCCAGTTTATGGCTGTAGAGCTGCTCATATTGATGCCATTAAGAAAGCCAAAGATTTTGGTTGTGGAAGTGTTTTAATTGTGGAAGATGATATCGGATTAAATAAAAACATCTCTAATTCAATGTTTTATGAAAAAAATGTTTGTGTGATGCCTAATGACTGGGATATTCTTTACTTGGGTGGTATACTTACACGTGTAGACAAGCTATTTGATGGAAGTAGACAACAACTTAATATTAATGATAAAAACGCACGCTCATCTACTAAGTGGGTTCAAGGCCAAATCTGGTGTAATCATGCTTATGTTGTCAAACGACATATGTTCGACGTTATCTTGTCTAGTAATTCGCGAATGGAAAAATATTTTGCTACTCATATTGACCATCTTACAGGTCTAGGTGTTGATACAGTTTATCAAGGTCTATGTGGAGAAGTAAATATAGACCATGTGTTTGCTAACATGCTAAGCCAACGATATAAATTTTATCTTTGCGCTACTATACCCATTATTCAAATTCCGGAGTTGTCACGATTTGACAATAAGTTTGACTGGAATGTCTGGACAATTAAAAATACTGGCCAAACTGATCCGTTCGCTGGTAAAAATATAGAATGGCAGTCTATATAATACTCAATTCAATAGTAATTCATATAGTCTATACTCAATATATAACTATTATCATGGTTAACAAGAGTAGGAAGCGAAACACACGAAATAGTAGAGTTAAGTCTAAAGTAGTATCAAATAGAGTTGTTGCTCGTCAAACAAGTCATACTCAAAAACGTAAACCACTTTTGAAAGGTATATCTAATATTTCTAAACGCAATAATAGACATATATCTGGCCGTTCCACACGACCTTCCATTACGAACGGAGGACGGACACTTGTGACTACTGGAAACCAACTTACTTGGGGGGCAGTAGATAAGTTTGGATTATTACCTGAGGTTGATACGCGAGATTATCCCAACTCATATACACCAACTTGGAGTTCAGGTTCTCCTTATCCATCTAACCTTTAGATAAGAACATGTCAAACTTGATAAGATTTTGACATGTTTGTTTCTTTTGTGATAGTCTGACCAATTTCAAAATCTACTTTCTTATTTGGAAACCACTATGAATACCTTTATGAGTTCTATATTCACCATATGGTAAAGTATCATTCACAAATGTTTGGTCAATCTTAGCAGAACCACCACGACGTGTTCTACGATTAGAACGTGAACGATGATTTTTTGTTTTGGAAATGTTTCGCTTATGCCTACGAGTTTTGGTCCTACGATAATGTCTACGGGTTTTAATCATTCTTTACTCTATCATATATCTACAAAATATTGGCTTAAAACCTATCTTTGGAAATCTATTATCCTGTGAATTGACTAATGGATACAGGTGAAAGTGTTCCATTATCTATACTATATAAATGGCATTCAAATACAAAAGTGCCATGGAGTCAAGTGTGTAGAGAGTATGGCATTCCACAAGGAATTAATAACAACTCTTTTTTTTCAATTTCTGAGAATAGTCCATTAAGCGATGAAGAAGATGTCGCAAATGGAGATATACACTTAATAACACAGTTCTTTTTACACCCCGATAAATCAAGAATGAACGAGTTACTAACTTGTTTAAAAGTAAATCTAAGCAATCCTTATATTAATCATATTCATTTGCTTAATGAGCGAATTTATACAAATGAAGAATTAGGAGTATTAGATTTGTCAAATGATGCTATTAACAAGATTCACCAGGTTGTAATTGGTAAGAGAATTTCATACAAGTTTGTGTTTGACTATGTTTCAGAACAAAAACTACATGGATATATTGTATTAGCAAATCTGGATATCTTTTTGGATGATACTGCCCGCAATATTCGGCGTATTGGACTTCAAAATTATAGAAAGGTTGAGTGCTTATCAAGGTTTGACGTCAAACCAAATAGACAAATAAAGTCTGGTTCTGAGTTAGATTCACAGCGAAAGCATGATAGTCAAGATTGCTGGATTTGGCATACCAATTATAATTTAGAATTAGACAAGCGCAAGGCATTTGATTTTGAGTTAGGAACCCTTGGGTGCGATAATGTTTTTATTTATCTTATGAGTGTTTTTGGTTATCAAGTCTATAATGAGCCTCTTGTTATTAAAACTTATCATCTTCATAATTCCAATATTAGAGAAGAGAACAGAGAGCGGAAAAAATTGCCACCTCCTTACTGTAGCTTAGCACCGGCTAAGTTAACAGATAGTCCGTTTAAGCTAGACAACAGCCATTCTTTTATGTTTCATCACGAGAACTTGAAGTTCTATCTGCTTTTGAAAAATTTGGTGGAAGATACAATGCTTCTTGATAAGCCATTTATTATACCAAGATTAGCAGGGATTGAGCACATGTTTGCAATTGTTGGATTGAATGTAATAAAAAGAGGCAATTTCGAAGACAATGAAGCTAATTTTTGTAATCAGACACTTAGTGTAATGAAAAACAATGCAGGGATACTACTTTCTGATGCTAATGCTATTGTAAGATATGCTGATGAGTATTTGGGTGCTTTCAAAAACAGTGATGCATATTTCGACTGGGAGCCATATGGTAGTGTGGCCAAAGGTAGTATTCAATCCACTTTTGAAGCCGTATATAATATGTTTCCGAAACAGCGTTTTTGGTCATTTGGGGTATTAGATATTTTTCATATTATTGAGCATGAGTTTCCTTGGACTCATGCTTTGAAGGGATGCCGTTTGCTCATTATTAGCCCATTCGCCGAGTTATTTCAGAAGCAATTAGAGAAACAAGAGCGTTTCTATGGTAAGCCTATCTTTTTAGATTGTAGCTTTGTGTTTATGAAGCCTCCTATGACTCAAGGAGACGTGTCATCAAGACCATATTACGATGAGTTAGATGATTTTGTTTCTAAGATTGAAGAAATAAAAGACACATTTGACGTAGCTCTGTGCTCATGCGGTGGTTATGGCAATCCTCTGCTGAATAGGCTTTACACAATGGGTAAATCTGCTATTTATGTGGGAGGAGTTTTACAGATGTATTTTGGTGTCTATGGAACAAGATGGGAAAACGAGAGACCATTGATTATGAAACATTATGTTGAAGGAAACAATGCTTGGGTCCGTCCAGAGGATTGTGACAAACCAGCTGGATTTGAAAAAATAGAAGGAGGATGTTATTGGTAGAATAAGAATAAAGACAACTTGTTCTTATAGAATAGTTATTCAAGTAAAGCAGTTGGTTGTAAGGTATAAATTCTAGTTATGCTTAGTAGACTTGATTTGGTAGTAAGTTGTATTGGTGGTTTCGTTGGCTATGTTGGTTTGACCTATATTGCTGGCCCATGGTTTAAATATGTCATTAGAAATCAAACTAACTTGTTAGAAGATACTCAAGAGGAAGATAATGTATATACGGAAAACACGGAAAACACAAAAAATAAGCAACATAAACAACATCAAATTAACCATTTACGAAAACATGTTAAATTATTAAAACTTGAAGTCTCTGAACTAGAGCATAGAAATGACAGCTTACGACACTCTAATCGTCAACTCACAAAACTTGCTAATAGCACTGCAAATATTACATTTAATCATCAACGCAAATTATGTAAGAAGAATAACTCTTCACCACACACAAGAGAGGGTATAGGACTTGCTGATAGAGACCTAATATTTGTAGATTACCCTTCATGCGAATTTTCTATTTTAAAAGCAAGTAGTAATGAGATTTAAAAGTTTTTGATACATAATAATACAAAGGAAAGACATACAAAGAATTGAGTAGAGTTGAGCATTATGGATAAGAACAGTGAACACAGAATAGCTTATGGGTTTTTTTCGCAAAAACATAAAGAAATGTCTAAAAATTGGCTTCGCGAGCGTATTCATTCTGATAATAAGGAAGAGCTTATATCTACAACGTATCAGGATAAATATTATGTATCAGCCGATGAGCCACATTTTATTGAAGTAACAACAATTACTGTTGGACCAACCTTAAATACAAAGTGTTATAGATGGACTGATTGTGTTCCCGTTGGTAAAATATTTATAGACTCATTTATAGGTTCTGCTAATTACAAAGCATTAACCAAGGATGATAAGAATGCTATTATCCAAAAATATTGGTCATAAATTTAGGTAAAACCAATGAGACCATAATTTCAACAATCTTAGCAATAATAATTATATAAAATATTATTGCTAAGGTAATATTATTGCTTATGATGTAAATAGAAAATTGAAAAGCTTTTTAACTTTACTCCATTAGGCAATTAAAATACCAAAAATACGTTATATAGGACGTTTTTGAGAAAATTGATATAGAAAGTAAGATTTTCTTCGTGAACATTTAGAAAGCACTTTACTGAGAAGGATAGTCTGGAGGAGACTCCAATGGACTATCAGCAATTTGTTCAACGTTTTGGCCTTGAACCAAAAGCACATCAGGATTTTGGAGTAAAATGGTGCTTAAAACGAGAGAAAAAACCCAGAAATCGTGGACATGGTGGCCTTATAGCAGACGAAATGGGACTTGGAAAAACCTACCAAATAATGGCAGTCATACTTGGAAATTTACTTGCTAATACTCTAATTATTTGCCCAGTAGCTTTACTTGACCAATGGTCAGCAGTTTTAGAACAATGTAAAACTGAAAACAGTCCAGAAGTAGTTATCTATCGTGGCTCTTTGAGGAAGAAGATAAATAATAGACAATTATCTAATAGTATTTGTCTAACTTCATATGGCGAAATATCACGTAGGATAGCAGGAACAAATAATTTAGCATCACCCATACACAGTGTCTCGTGGAATAGAATAGTGTTTGATGAAGCTCACCATATGAGAAATTCTTCCACTATCATATCGAGAGCTGGGAGAGACCTTCGCAGTCCAATTAAATGGTTGCTTACTGGCACGCCTATCCAAAATAGTTTTAATGACTTTCACTCCTTGTGTTCCATTATCGGGGTTCCTACTACACTATATAGTGGACCTTTGATGAATTTAACTCGACTTACCAATACTTACATTCTTAAGAGAACAAAAGTGGGCGTAGGTATTAAGATGCCAATATTGAAAGAAGAAAACGTTACAGTGAACTGGTCCAATAAACAAGAAGAGGAAGTAGCTGCTATGATTCATAACAGAATTGGAATGAGCACTCGCAAAAACCAACTTCCTAATTTTGGACCCAAGATTGTAGATTATATAAGAGCACGGCAAATGTGTGTATATCCAGCTTTACTCAATTCTGAAATTCAAAAAGCAAAAGATAATGAAGCAGAAAATGATGGTGAAGTAGAAGGTATAGAACTAATGGAGGGAGGAATTCAAGGAACTAGCAAACTCGGAGCTGTAATAAACATGATAAAAAAACGCCACAGTTCTGACTTTGGACGGAAAATCGTCTTCTGCGAATACAAGAAAGAGATGGAATATTTGGAGACAGAATTGCTAAAAGCAGGCATATTAGCATTAAAAGTTGATGGAACAGTTAGGCAAAAAATGCGTAAGGCAATATTCGAATCTGAAATAACGGATGTTTTGCTCCTACAAATCCGGACCTGTAGTGAAGGATTAAACCTACAGCAATTCACTGAGGTTTATATTGTTACGCCCCAATGGAACCCATGTATAGAGGCGCAAGCTATATGTAGAAGCTACCGCATGGGACAAGATAAGCCCGTAACAGTATTTCGCTTCATGATGGACAATGATGCTCTAGATAGCAACAAAAATATGGAAAATCATATCTTGGCTGTACAAGATGAAAAAAAGAAGCTTATGAAACAACTAGATGATTGTAAATAACAACACGAATAATTGGATTTGTGTGAAAAAGTCTTAATGTTAAACTAACCATTTTTATTTTAATGTTTAGTTTAGTTTTTGTCTTAGTGAGCTGTACCCTAAATAACCATATTCTTGGTAGATTTATTAAGTGTCTCAATTTCAATGGTCACAATAAATACACCTGCATTCAAGTTGACAGGTATGCCATTTTCATCCAACAGCCTTATCCTAAGTTTTTGTATTGAAACAGGCCCAAAATATTTTCTTTTTCTAAATACACGGTCAGAAGAATCCTCATAAGTCTGACTGCCAAAAGGTGAAACATTAGGAATCCGAATCTGTAAATTATTCATCTGAGAGCTATTTTGCGTATTACAATTATAATCAATAACTCGGGAGTGATTATTATTGAAATCCTCAACTTCTAAGAAGAAAGAAGACGTTCCTATAAGATTAATACAAGATTCGGGGTTAAATCCTATCACAAGCGTAGATGAACCGCTAATAATGTAATCTGTAAAGAAATTGTATTCAGCAGAACGGTAACCAAGCATCCAGCCGAGTTGTCGATAGATCTCCCTCGAAGGATGTGTCGTATTAGCAAAGTTCAAGTTGAACCCAAATGCCCGTCCGGCTGGAGGAGGAATAGGTGGTGCTGACTTCACCCTAAAGATAAGCTTATTTTTATTTGTGTCCTCGAAAGCTTCTACAGCTGCTAAGCTGGCAATTGGAGATGCTGTTAATAATGTATTCAATACAATTACTAACTCAGCTGACGTATAGTTTCCATCTTCAATCGTAATAATTTTAGTATTAACATTTGCGATTGTTGCGCTGGGAACTGGAGCTGTAGGATCATAATCAAAACTGGTAATCGTGAAATGATTGCTTCCTAGATATGCAGATATAGGGTAGAAGAAATTGTCAAATGTTACCGCTGCGACTTTCAGAGAGATTGCGTCTTTATAGGGTGAGTTGAGTTCCAGAGTGAAATCAGTGACTGTACCAATGCTACCTGTTTTATCTGGACCACATGTAATGGCATCTTTAATTTTATTACAAAGAACATAGTTAGGCTGATTAATTGTAAGTGTGCGTATTCGATCTCCTTGAGATTGACCTGTAAAAGCGTTTGTATTATTGGTTCTAAATTTACTATTTATAACTAAGACGTGTGTAATTGTTTCCCTATCTATTGGATTTACAGAGCCAAGTGCATACTTCTCTGGCTTTGTTTTAAGAGTTGTAAGTGGAAGAATAGGCTGTGGCACTGAATCATAATATGGAATTTTTTCTAATATATGCGGTTCTGGCAGTATTGGGACTTGTGGAAGTAGGCTATAGAGCCCAAGTTCCTCCTTAGCTTCTTCAGAGATTGGAAATTTTCTAATAGCACCAATTCTAAGATAAGCTTTTCGAAAGAAATCCAGTAAGCTACCAAGAGGTGAACCTTTTGAATCCATCCCACTATTTATTGCTTTAATTTCCTCAATAGCAATACTAACTTTGTTTCTTACTTTTAATTCATCATATGATTCTTCATTTGTTAACTTAAGAATAGATATCAAATCTTTGTTGGAATAATCATCAATATCAGTATTCAGGTTTGACATGCGGATGGGGGTGTATATACTTATATACTTATAATCGAAAATCAATAATTATCCGAGACTTACTCTGGACTAACTAAGGATTCAATGGTTTAGCAGATGAGTTTTGTGTTACAATAGCATATATCATTGTTGTTGGAATTACTTCAACATCATTTCCATTAAGGTCTTTCACAGACAGTTCTAAATCATGACCCATTGTTAATGTAATACTTTCACCTTCATTAAAGAAATTTGGTAGTGATTTTGTCCTTCCTGTTTCAGCATAAACTTGATTTACTATTGAAAAAGGTTCCGCATTGGCTTTTAATATTTCCATCTTCCAATCAGTTAACACATTGCCACTATAAAGTGCTTCTAGTGCTTCAATTTGTTGTGGAAATAAATTCTTTGCTGAGTCTGGTGTCAAACTTGCTGTTAATGAGTCTGACCCAGTAGCATCAATCGTAATTGAACCATCTGGTGCTGTGCTAAAATAAGCAATTTGTGCTGTTAATAAGTCATCACTAATATCAGTTGTAATTGTTTCACCCTGAAAAAAAACACGAGGTTGTATTTCACCATTAGGTTTTGTTTTGAGTTCTAATATCAGGTCAATAGAGCCAATTATATTTTCTTCAGCATCCCGGACTTGGATAGTTTTTATAATCATATTTGCTTGACCTTCTGGAAGATTATAACAGATATCATAAGATTCTTCTTCTTTATTTAGCATAGCTCCATTAATACCAAAATCGCCATTCTCATTTTGATAAATGTCTTTATTAATATTTGCCTGTAGCTGAATATAATAGTCTCTTGTAGCCACCAAATCTGAAATTTTATAAGCCACGACATTCCCACTAATTTCTTGGAAATTACCGCAAACATCTATGAAAGCAGCATGAAAAGGAATATCATTTGGTCCTATATTTGCTATCTCAGAACCACTAAATGGCACTTCCCACTCATAAGTCTTATCCGTTACATCAAGGATTTCAACATTCGAAATATCATATTCCATTCCAATTTTTAATCCAAAGTTCACAATTTCCTTTGGCAGAGTAGACTCAAAGGCAGCAACGTAGTCAACTTCTCCAGATGCTGTAATAATAAAATCATAAAGCATATTAGCTGGCACTTCTTCGCGACGATAAGCAGTTATATTCGCACTTAACTCTTGAAGATTCCCACAATTATCAATAAATAAAGCATATGTAGGCATAACGTTGAAACCTACAGAAGGAAAAAGGTCATCGGATAGAGGAAGTTGCCAAGTGAATTCATTACCACTAATAGATGTTATTTGTGCCAGTGATATATCATCATTTGTTCCAACGCGAACACCAAATAGATCTATATCTCCCGATAAAGTAGTCACAAAGCTCTGTAAATAGTTAAAGTTTCCTGTAAATTCACCTCTTCCTGTTAAAATAATATCATAAGCCATTATTTATGATTAACATAGATAATGGTTTTCGTATTTATTCTTAATTTACATTTTTGAAATTAATGACATTCAAGTTGCGGGTGTTTTATGATTAATTATTCCAAAAACTGTGTTTTCAGCCACATTATCAAGTAATATGACACTAACACCATCTACATCATTGATTGATACCGTCAGAACTTGACCTTGGCTTGTTGCTATCTTATTACCATCCACGAAATAGTTGGGGCCTTGTGCTACTGTCCAACCCTTTTGGCGTGCGTGTTGAGAGATTGCATTGTTTACTGCGTTTGTACTCGACTTAGACTGGGCAG